GGTATTCAAGGAGAACCTGGACCAGCAGGACCTCAGGGAATCCAAGGAGAGCCTGGACCAGCCGGAGCTGACGGAGCCGTAGGCCCAGCCGGACCTCAGGGTTCTCAGGGAATCCAAGGAGAGCCTGGACCAGCAGGAGCTGACGGAGGTTTTGTTTCTCGGACGACAGCTGAGGTAACAACTGCTTCTTTAGCCAACAATGCAACCGAAGATACTACTGTCACTCTAAAACCAGGATATCGTTTACTAAAAGTTGAAACTGATATTTCAGCACGAGTCCGAGTTTATGATTCCACAGCAAGTAGAACTGCTGATGCAGCTAGAGCTATTGGTACTGATCCTTCTGGTGTTCATGGTGTTGTTCTTGATTTAGTAACAACTCCTTCTGTTTTAGCATGGTGGCTATCACCAGTTGTGGATGGTTATACGGCGAATGCCGGCGACACGGTTCCACTAGCAATTACAAATTTAAGTGGATCTACGGATACAGTGACAGTGATCTTTACGTGGGTTAGGAGTGAATAATGGGTAAAGTTTCTGTAAGTGCGCCAGCTGGTTACGCTTCAAATGATATTTCATATCGAAATTGGGGTTTGGCTATTTCTACATTGATGGATGATGCTGGACTTACAAAAACTGCTGACACAGGACAAATTGATTGGTCGACCGTTTTAAAACCAACAACAACAAATACTCTTGTCGGGTATGAAATTCGAAAATTAGTTAACAGCACACTTGGTGATATCTATTTTCGTATTGAATACCGATCTGGTAACCATTCAAGTGGTAATAATTCTTTCCTTCGTATTTCTTGTGGATCACAAACAAATGGATCTGGTAATATATCTGGAGGGATGCTAGGAAATCCAGGATTCGATACAATTGTTCAGGGTAGTTCTGCAAGAAGTAGTACTACTCATTTTACTTCTTATTGTTTTGTTGATGAAGGTACTTTTGTTTTAGCTCTAAATCCAGGTAATAATTCAAGTACGAATTATTATAATGATTTATTTATTTTTGCTCGTACTTCAGACTCAGATGGGACTTATAATAATAATGGGGCTTTAATTCTATATAATGGAACAGCTTCAGCTCAAACATATTTTAGATATTGGAGTATAGAATTAAATACTTTGGCTGCATATACTACAGGATTGGCTAATCCTGTGTGTTCTGTCTATCCATATTCCGCAATTCAAGCAAGTATTGAATATGAGACAAATGGTGTTGTGTCTGTTATGGAACATTTGACCCCATCTAGTAATTGGCATAAAAATGTAGTGGCTGTTAATGCTGCAGACGCGCCTGGTGGTGCTGAGCTTTCAGCCGTAGTTCTTGGTGAAGAGCATACTTATTTATCATTAGGTGTAAACCACATTGGTATTTTTGGAGGATCAAATGGTAATAACTCAAACATTAAAGGTTCTCTCGCAATTCTTTGGGATTAACTCATGACAAAATTAATGATGTCAATTGCACAAGATGGTATGACTAGTCCTGCTAGTTGGGTTTTGATTGGTAAAAGTTTTTCAGATCTTTTAACGGCTATTGGTTTACCAAAAACTGCTGACACAGGACAAATTGATTGGTCTACTGTTAGTAGGCCAGCTTCTCAAACAACTGTCGTCGGTTATGAAATTAGAGAAATTCCAACCACTGTTGGTACTCTTCGAATGAAAATTGAATATGGTTCTGGAAGTAGTACTCAACAAAACTATGCATGGACTGTAACCTTTGGAACTGGTAGTAATGGCTCTGGAACTATAACGGGTGCTTTTAATACTGCCCAGTTTGGTAGTCCAAATGTATACTCATGGGGAAATCCTGCATCTCCATGTTATGGTTCTTCGTGGGATGGTGGGTTTGCGATTTGTATGTGGCCATCGGGAACTGAATATTATCGTTATTTCTTATTTTTCGATCAAAGCTGTAACGATAATGGTGATTTAACTGATGATGGATATTTATGGGGTTTTGCAAATAACAGTAAACTTTATACTTATGGGTATTCAAAAATGTTGAGTTCATTTGGTCAGTTTACAACATTTCCCGCAAGAATTCCTTATCATTATAAAGATGTTGTTCCTTCGGCAGCTTATAATAATAAGAGAAGATATTCTGTTTTACGGCAACAAACACCAAAACCGGTTTGGCATAAAAATCTTCTTCTTGGCTGGGCTTCTGATAGTCCTTTAGGAGCAACTTTTACTGCTAATGTGCTAGGTGAAGATATTACATATTTATCATTAGGTGCATTCTTCCCAGGATTAAATGGAAATGTAGTTTCAGCATCAACCGATTATACTGCATCTCTTTGTATGCGTTGGGAGTAAATAATGGCTGTTTCAACGTGGCTAGATGCTTTTCAACCAAAAGCGGCTATCGAATCAACAATTCATAGTTTTGTTTCTATTCCAGTTGTTCATATTTACGAGAGTGTAGTAGAAACAGGTAGTCTACCACCAACAGAAGGTCAACTTTGGCCTCGAGGTAATTCTTAAATACAATTAAAAAGGAGTCGCTATGTTGAACGATCCAATCATTGCTATTATTCGAACGCTTGTCCCTTCGGCAGTTGGAGCTGCTATTGCATGGGGCGCAGCTAAAGGTATTGGCATTGACGAAGAAACTTCGGCCACTTTAACTACAGCTCTTGTTGCGATCTGTACTGCATTATATTATGCTGCTGTTACGTGGTTAGAACGAAAGATTGATCCAGCGTTTGGGTGGCTCCTTGGTGTTCCGAAAGCACCATCTTACAAAGGAGATGATTCGAATGTCATTGGGGGCTCACATGACTCGAGCTGAAATTCCAACTATTAATATTTTTAATCGACCATTTAAACCTTTAGCAGTAGGTCTTATTTTAGCTACTGGAACGGTGGGAATTAATGCACTCCTTCAGCTGTTAGAAGGTAAAACTTTAGTTACTACGCCAGCATCAATTCCACCAATGCTTGGCTTAATTGCATTAATTTCTGTCGGATCTATGGTGTATGCTTGGATTATTAGAAGTCAGAAATTGTATGAGGTAGGATTAGTCTTCGCTGTAGGTGCTTGGGCCTTTCGAGGAATTGGTCTTTTAATTGACGGAGGAGGGCTTGGCTTTATGTTTCCTGTTGCAATGATGACAATGGCTGCTGGTGCTTTCCTTTTGGAGAGGGCTGATACTCGTGATGGGATGGGGTGATATTTTTTTTAATACCAATGCTGTATTAGATCCTGCTTGGAGTACTGCTATTGGATCTTTGGCTGCAGCAATAAGTATGGCTATTATCACTATTGTTTCTTATTATTTTCCTAAAGATCATACTAAATTTGATGAGTATGAAATTGGTGAGAAAAAGAGGAAAAGGAAAAAGAGACAATTAGAAGAAGTAGATGAAGAAAATGGAGGATAATGTGAGTACTAATATTAGTGAATTCTTTGAAGAGTATGAAGGCATTCCTGCTATTCTAGAAACTGATTATGCTCCAATTGTTGAGACAGCTGAAGAGTATAATTATGTCGAGCCATCGACTGATGTTCCTCCTCCTGATGATTCTGACGAACAAAATCCAGGATTTGTAAATGGAGCACACACATGAAAACTGGACGACAAGCAGCAAAAGCATTTAAAGAAAAAAGAACCAATAAAGTTAATAAATGTCTCTGGGAATGCCAGGAAATTTATCCAACCAATCATTGGTACCCCGATGCTTTTGGCCAATGGTTAAATGCCAAAAAGCGCCATTCCGGTAAAGACATTCCTGTTGGGGCGCCTGTCTATTACAAAGGAGGAGCGCATGGTCACATCGTTCTTTACGTTGGTAATGGAATGGTTCGCTCTACCGATGCTGGTGGCCCAGGAGTTATGGCGACTGTTCCTTTGGGATGGTTTGAGCGAGCTTGGGGCTATAGGTATCTCGGTTGGAGCGAAGATCTTGGCGGCTTAAACATTGAGTTTGAGAACCATCTTGAGGTCTTGGTTCGGAAGTTAAAGCCTGGTGTGGATGATTCTGAATCGGTTAAACAGCTTAGGTATCGTCTAATTCGACGTGGCTTCCTTAAGGTGTCAAAACCTTTAAGTCTTAACCGACCTGGCAACAAATACACAAAGTCTGTTGAAGAAGCCGTTAAGAAGTGGCAGAAGAAAAAGGGTTACAAAGAAACTGGTGTGTTCAACAACAAGCAAGCCAAAGAATTCTTTGAGCCTAATCCTCGAGTCAAAGTCATTCCGGAATAGAGGTCAAAATGGAAGAAAATATTGAAAATCTGGATCAGACTTCTCTCGGTGAAGAATTTTTAGAACACTTTGGCGTTAAAGGTATGCGTTGGGGTGTTAGGCGTGACTCTACTACTCCATCGACAAAATCTCCAGAAAAACCTAAAACACCAACACCTGTTGTTGTATCTCAACAAAAAGGAACATCAAAATTAAAAACTTCTGGCGGAACTCGACAACCAGCTTCTGAGGAGGCTGTTAGAGCTGCTGCGCTTTCTCAAAAATTAAGAAAAAGTGGAGTCAATTCTTTAACTAATCGAGAAATGCAAGATTTAGTGACTCGATTAAACTTAGAACAACAAATGGCTCGACTTACACCTCCTGATACAAAAACTCGATTAAAAAAGAACGCGACCCAGATTTTAACTAGGGCTGGAACGCAAGCTCTTCAACAAGCAGCAAACCAGGGTGCTCAATTTCTAATGAAACAAGCTATTGAGAATTTAAAGACCAAATAATAACATAATAGAAAGAAGGCATAAATGACTCTTTCTAATAAAGCTGTGCCTATCTATTATGGCGAGTTTAGAGATGCTGTTCTTCGTGGTGAAATTCCTGTAAATCGTGAAATCTCTATGGAGATGAATCGGATTGATGCCTTGATTGAAAACCCTAAGTTTTATTACGACGACCAAGCAGTTAATGGCTTTATTCGTTATTGCGAGAATGAACTAACATTAACAGATGGTGGTGATTTATCATTATTGCCGTCTTTCAAACTTTGGGCTGAACAGATTTTTGGTTGGTATTACTTTGTTGAAAGAAGTGTTTATCAGCCATCTGAAGGTGATCGTGGTGGTCACTATGTCACTAAAGTTATCAAGAAACGTTTAACTACTAAGCAGTATTTAATTGTAGCTCGTGGTGCAGCTAAGTCAATGTACGCTTCGTGTATTCAAAGCTATTACATTAATGTGGATACTACAACAACCCATCAGATTACTACTGCGCCAACTATGAAACAGGCAGATGAGGTAGTTTCCCCTATTCGTACATCTATCGTTCGAGCTAGAGGACCTCTGTTTAAATTCTTAACAGAAGGTTCTTTACAGAATACAACTGGTAATCGTATGAATAGGGTGAAACTAGCCTCAACTAAAAAGGGTATTGAGAACTTTCTTACCGGATCTTTGCTTGAAGTTCGACCTATGTCTATTAACAAACTTCAAGGATTACGACCGAAAGTTTCGACGGTAGATGAGTGGTTGTCTGGAGACATTAGAGAAGACATTGTTGGTGCTGTTGAGCAAGGTGCATCTAAGTTGGAAGACTATTTGATTGTTGCTATCAGTTCAGAAGGAACTGTTCGAAATGGTAGCGGTGATACAATCAAAATGGAACTAGCTAGTATTCTTAAAGGAGAATACTATGCTCCGCATGTTTCGATTTGGCATTACAAACTTGACGATGTAACCGAAGTTGCACAACCTGAAATGTGGCCTAAAGCAAACCCCAACATTGGGCTTACTGTTTCTTACGAAACATATCAACTAGATGTTGAGAGAGCTGAAAAAGCACCTGCTTCTAGAAACGACATTCTTGCTAAACGCTTTGGGATTCCAATGGAAGGTTATACATACTTCTTTACTTATGAAGAAACTCTACCGCATCGCCCAACCGAGTTTTGGGAAATGCCTTGTTCTCTTGGCGCTGACTTATCACAAGGTGATGACTTCTGTGCATTTACTTTCCTATTTCCATTATCAAATGGTTCTTTTGGTGTAAAGACACGAAGTTATATTTCATCATTAACTCTTATGAAACTTCCTGCGGCAATGCGTTTAAAGTATGAACAATTTATTAAAGAAGGAAGTCTTCATGTTTTAGAAGGAACCGTTCTTGACATGATGGAGGTTTATGATGACCTTGACCGATTTATTGAAGATTCTTCTTATGATGTTCGCACCCTTGGGTTCGATCCTTATAATGCTAAAGAGTTTATTACTCGTTGGGAACAGGATAATGGTCCATATGGAATCGAAAAGGTAATTCAGGGAGCTAGAACTGAGTCTGTTCCACTCGGTGAGTTAAAAATCTTTAGCGAAGAACGAATGCTTATATTTGATCAAGAGTTGATGTCTTTTGCTATGGGTAATGCTATCACACTTGAAGATACTAATGGTAACCGAAAGCTTCTTAAGAAGCGGCAAGATGAAAAGATTGATAATGTTGCAGCATTAATGGATGCTTATGTTGCATATAAAGCGAATAAGGAGGCTTTTGAATGACTCAACCAACACGTGAAGAAGCTTTAGCTCATTTTGGTGTTAAGGGAATGCGCTGGGGTGTTCGAAATCAGACTTTACCGTCAACTACTTCAACGAATACTTCTACGAAAAAACCGATCTCAAAATCACATACATCATTTAAACCAACAAAAAAACAATTAGTTATTGCTGCTGCTGGAGCAACTTTTGTTGGATCGCTTTTCTTAACTAATAAAGCTTATAATATTCATGATCGGAACCAGTATGCAAGAGCTATGCAATTATATTGGTTTGAGCGTGGGGTTTTAGATTAATATTTTTATATAAAGCAAATAAGGAGGCTTTTGAATGACTCAACCTACACGTGAAGAAGCTTTAGCTCATTTTGGTGTTAAGGGAATGCGCTGGGGTGTTCGAAATGAAAAACCATCTTCTAGAGAATTATCTGGTTTAGGTCCAAGTAAGATTACTAGGACTATGGCTAATGGCGACACCCTAACACTTCAAAGAAATCCTCCAAATCTTATTCATAAATCATTAGCTCGGGTAAGTAAAAAATATGTTGAATCATATAATAATGGGTCTTTCTTTACAATTAAAGATAAAGATGGAAAAAAGATTGGTGACGCAACGCTTAACAAACGAAGTAAAGATGAACTTTATTTGAATTGGATTGAAATTAAAAAGTCGGCTCGAGGACAAGGTTATGCCTCAGAAATTATGAAAACGGCCGCCGAGTATGGTCAAAAACAAGGCTTTAAAAAGATGACTTTGGAAGTTCCTGGTATAGCGCCGGACGCAAGACATATTTACGAAAAGCTTGGGTTCAAAGTAACCGCAGAAGCTAAGACTACGCATGATATTTGGGGTGGTCTAACTACCATGGAATATAACTTTGATGATAGGGAGACTTCTCGATGACTGAGATAACACGTGAGGAAGCCCTAGCTCATTTCGGCGTTAAAGGAATGCGTTGGGGTGTTCGAAACGAAAAAACAACTACTTCATCTATTTCTAAAAAAGAGACTATCAAAAAAAAGCCTTGGCGTCCTACAGATAAACAAAAGAAAATAGCCGCGGTTGGAGCTATATTTGTTGCTTCTATCGCTTGGGCTACGTATAAAGACAAGAAGGAATACGGTAATTTCGTATGGGAAGAAATATTAGATGAGCGTAGATACCAGAGAGCTAAAAGAGCAAACCAAGTTTTAGTAGATAAAAATAGCCCAATTCGCGATCTTTATTTACGATAAACAAGGAGTCTTTCCGATGATTGATATTACACGTGAGGAAGCCCTAGCTCATTTCGGCATCAAAGGTATGCGTTGGGGTGTTGTTAACGAAGATCAGCCTATGTCAAAAGAACAAAAACGAGAAAATAAAGCTAAAAAATTTGACGCTAAAGCTGAGTTAATGAACACCAAAATCTCAGATCTTCAGAAAGAGATTGATAATCTACCAGGTGGCGTTAAAGCTTATTATAAAAAAGCTGCGTTACAAGCTCAAATTCATGATGCTAAAGAACGTCGAGATTATTTATTAAAAGACGCAAAAGCTGTTAGAAATAAAAAACTTACTTCGACTCAAAAGAAATTAATTGTTGGTGGAATTGCTGCAGCCGCGCTTGTTGGAACCGTATCTTATGGGGTTGGAAAACAATCAGGAGAAATTGATTCTTTACTTCTTCGCGGAGAAGCTTTTCTTAAAACTAAAAGTTTTGACAGCTTAAATAATCCTTTTAATATTACAAAAAATTCAGATTTACTGCAAGCTAATATGAGTCCATCTGCTATTCTAAATAAAATAGCTAAGCCTGTAAATCCTTTGTATGACACTGCGGGCGGTCATATGAATTGTCGAAGATGCACATTTACGCATGAACTTCGACGTCGTGGATATGATGTTCGAGCAACAACCTCAATGGTTGGATGGGGTCAAAGCGAGTCTGGTTTAATTAATGCTGTAACAAAAGGAACAAGAGATAAATTTGGATCTACGTCTTTATCTACTATGGTAGTTGGTGGTAGAGGTATTCGGGGTAAAATTGCTACAGACTCTCGAATTAACCCGGTAAAAACTACTTCAAGTATTAAAAAAGAAATTTCTAAATTTTCTGATCTTCTTCCTGGATTTTTAGGTCAACCAAACGGTGCTCGTGGTGAGATTGTTTTTGATTTTGAAGCCTTTGGTCATAGTATGGCCTATGAAATTTTTGATGGACAACCTGTAATTTTTGACAGTCAAAAAGGAGTCATGTATCGAGGTGTAGATGGTATAAAAGAATTGACCTCAAAGTGGGGTATTCCTTCTGGTGCTGAAATTACTCGTTTAGATGATGTTGATTTAGATTTGGCCTTTTTATCTAGATGGGCTACAAGGGTATAGGAGAACATAATACAATGTTAACTTTACAAGAAGCTCGTAATATTGTTCTCGCTAAACTGCCACCAGGTAGTAAAATTAAAGGTGAAACAGAAGAAGGAATTTTTTATTTATTTTTAGCTATAAACCCTGACCCGCTTGAGGGGAACCTTGATCCTTTTTATTCAGTAAATAAAAATACAGGAGAATTTATAGATTTTTCTCCATCAGATTATTCAAATTCGTTAGATATTTTAAATCGGTTAAAAGCTTAATGATCAGGAAGGAGGATTTATATGGCTGACTTTGGCGCTCGACTAAAACACGCATGGAATGCTTTCGCAAACCCTGAAGAACACACCAGCTGGGACTTAGGTACTAGTTATAGTGTTCGTCCTGATCGAATTCGTAGTTATGTTTCTAATGAGCGGTCTATTATTACCGCTATTTATAACCGAATTAGTGTTGATGCTGCTTCAATTGCTATTAGGCATGTTCGTCTTGATAACAATAATCGATTTCTTGAAGAGATTGATAGCGGTTTAAACTCATGTTTTTCGTTAGAAGCTAACATCGATCAAGCTGCACGTGCTTTTCGTCAAGATATTTTTATGACTGTTCTTGAAAAAGGAGTTGCTGCAGTTGTTCCAGTAGATACCACTTTTAATCCAACCGTTACTGGTAGCTATGATATTAAAACAATGCGAGTTGGCGAGATTATTCAATGGTATCCAAAACACGTTCGAGTTAATGTTTACAATGATCAAACTGGGCGTCGAGAAGATATTATTCTTGAAAAAAAGGTCGTTGCTATTATTGAAAATCCATTATATTCAGTAATGAATGAGCCTAACTCTACTTTACAAAGACTTCTTCGTAAACTTACTTTGTTAGACTCAGTGGATGAGCAGTCTAGTTCTGGCAAGCTTGATATGATTATTCAGCTTCCTTACGTTATTAAGTCTGAAGCTCGACGACAGCAAGCAGAACAACGACGGAAGGATATTGAGTTTCAGTTAAAGGGAAGTCAATACGGTATTGCCTATACCGATGGAACAGAAAAAATCACTCAGTTAAACCGTCCTGCTGAAAACAACTTAATGACACAAGTTGAATACCTTACGGGTTTATTATTTGGTCAATTAGGTCTTACTCCTGAGATTATGAATGGCACTGCTGACGAAAAGGCGATGCTGAATTATATTAATCGAACCATCGAACCAATTCTTACTTCGGTTGTTGAATCTACTAAACGTTCATTTCTTACAAAGACAGCATTATCTCAGAAACAATCTATTGAATTCTTCAGGGAACCGTTCCGTTTAGTGCCAATTAATAACATTGCCGAAATTGCGGATAAATTTACGCGTAACGAGATTCTTACTTCAAATGAAATTCGTCAGATTGTTGGATTCAAACCTGCTGGAGATCCTAAAGCGGATCAGTTAGTCAATAGCAATATGCCACAACCTAGCGATCAAGTGACACCAGAGGCTACTGATTCTTCGTTAATGGATGATGCTTTTGATGAAATGGATTCAGCTTTAGATCAGGTATTCAAAGATTTGGGTGTATCTGAAGAAGAGCCGACACAAGATTCTATGATGCAAGATGCTTTTGATGAAATGGATTCAGCTTTAGATAAAGTGTTTACTGATTTAGGTGTTGATGAAAATGGGTGAACATGAGTCTTTAAATGCGTTATTTCATGAAGGCAATAAGAGAAAATATGACCCCGTAAAAAGACATGAGTATTATGAACGTACTAAAAAGTTAAAGGGTCGTAAAAAAGGTCGTCAAAAAACACCTTCAATCAGAGACCTAAGGCGAAAAGCATTATTAAATCAAGCTATCAGTTCTATTCCTGCAAAAACAGTAGAACAGAAAAAAGTAAGTAATGATCTTTTAGCTAAAGCGTCGCAAACTAGTTTAGCTGAGGCCCAAGAACGACTTCGTCTTCAAAAAGAAGCAGCAAGTCGGAAACAAGCGGCAGAAGCATTAGAGGCAAAACGATTTGCTTTAGAAAATCGGAAATTAGATCTTGAGTCTTCAAAATTAGATTTAGATGCTCAAAAAACCGAACTCGATCTTAGAGAAAAACAATTAAAAGAGCTTAAACGGAAACGAGCTGCCGATCCAGTTTCTTTAGCTCAAGAAGAGCGTCAAATTACATTAGCTAGAAATAAACTTGCTATTCAATTAAAGAAATTTGATCTAGAATCCCAAAAGCTCGATGAAGATTTAAAGAAATTAGGACCAAAACCTTCTTCGTCACTTCCACCCTTCTTGGTTCATGAGTATGACCCTGTAAAAAGGCATGAGTATTACGAACGAACAAAAAAGTTAAAGGGCAGGGTTAAGGGTAGCGGAGTTCAAACATCTAATAAGTCCAGTGGAAGTGATGTTTCCGGCGGAAATAAAAATTCAAAGGCTAAAACCTCCGAGCAACAAAAAGCTGAAATCAAAGCACGAGTTACTGCTTATAAAGCTCGTCTTGAAAAATTAAAAGAAGTCCTTGCCTTACTCGTAGCAGAAGCTAAAAAACGTAGTGCTGATAACGCTGGAACTAAAGAATCTAGAGCTGAAAGAGATAAGAAAGATACCCCTTCAACAAAAGATAGTGGGACGTCTGGTAAATCAGGCTCTAGTACAGCAAAAGAAAAAGCGGCAGCTAAAGACTACTACGAGAAAAACAAAGAAAAGATTAGTCTTAAGAAACAAGAAGCCAATCTAAAAGACCAGATCAAAGAGGTCGAAGAAAAGATTGTTAAGATTAGAGCTGAGTTGAAAGATTCAATTAAAAAAGCTCGTAACAAACAGCGTAACTCTAAGTAAACGGAAAGGAGTCCGTCAAAATGGAAGCTGATTTCAGCGGTTATGCCACAAAAGCCGGTCTCAAGTGCTCCGATGGTCGAACTATCATGCCTGATGCTTTTAAAGACAATCATGGCATGAAGGTTCCTCTTGTTTGGCAGCATGGGCATAACGATCCAGGCAATGTCCTTGGACATGCCGTTCTTGAAAATCGCCCGGATGGCGTCTACGCCTATGGGTTTTTCAACGAAACCGAAGCAGGTCAAAGTGCTAAGACCTTAGTTCAGCACCAAGACATTACAATGCTTTCAATTTACGCTAACAAGCTTGTTGAGCGTGGAAAGCAGGTCCTGCATGGTGCAATTCGTGAAGTTAGTTTGGTTCTTTCGGGTGCAAACCCTGGAGCTTTAATTGATAATGTTCGTATTGCTCACTCTGATGGTGATGTGGAAACTCTTGAGGATGAAGCTGTGATTTACACAGGTTTAACTTTAGAGCACGAGAGCACACCGATTATTGAAGAAACTGCTGTCTCGCATGAAGACACCGCAGTTAAAGATGAAGACAAGACTGTTCAAGACGTCTATGAATCATTGACTGATGAGCAGAAAACTGCAGTTAACTACTTAATTGGAATGGCTCTCGAAGAGGGTGCCGCGCAACACTCTGATTTGGATGACGAATCTGAGGAAGATTCAGAGGAAGAGTCTGATGATTCTGACGATGAAGCTACTGATGATGACTCTGAAGATGACAACACTGATAAAGACAACCAGGAAGGTACTGAAATGACCCACAATGTGTTTGAGAAGGATGGGGATGCTTCGGCAAGCGCCCCGAGCCTTACTCATGACCAGCTGAAGACGATTTTTGAGGACGCCCAGCGCCATGGGTCGTTCAAGGAGGCCTTTCTTCAGCACGCGGTGACCTACGGCATCGAGAACATCGACATGCTGTTCCCGGATGCTCAGGCTCTGGCTAACTCGCCTGAGCTTGTCAGCCGCCGCATGGAGTGGGTGACCACGGTCATGAATGAGACCCGGCACTCCCCGTTCTCTCGAATCAAGTCGCTTTCTGCGGATATTACTCTTGACGATGCCCGTGCTAAGGGTTACGTGAAGGGTAGCATGAAGAAGGATGAGTTCTTTGCGCTTTCGCGTCGAGTGACGACTCCGACCACCATCTACAAGAAGCAGAAGCTTGACCGGGATGACATCATTGACGTCACGGATCTGGATGTGGTTGCGTGGTTGAAGGCTGAGATGCGCCTGATGCTTGACGAGGAAATCGCCCGTGCGATTCTCGTTGGCGACGGTCGTGAGGCTGACGATGACGACAAGATCAACGAGCTGAACATTCGTCCGATTGCTCGTGACGACAACTTCTATGCTCACCAGGTTGTGGTTGCTTCGAACGTGACTGGCGACGCCTTTGTTGAGGCTATCGTTCGCGCTCGCGTCAACTACAAGGGTACTGGAAACCCGACGATGTTCTGCTCGGAGGCGATTCTTACGGATCTCCTGCTCGTGAAGGACAAGCTGGGTCGCCGTATTTACGCGACTGAGGCTGAGCTTGCTTCGGCGCTTCGTGCCGACAAGATCGTGCCTGTTCCGATTCTCGATGGTGAGACGACGAACGGTGGCGAGCTGCTTGCTATTCTGGTTAACCTTGCTGACTACACGGTTGGTGCTGACAAGGGTGGTGTTCTGTCGATGTTTGATGACTTCGACATTGACTACAACCAGTACAAGTACCTGATTGAGTCTCGTCTGTCGGGTTGCTTGACCAAGCACAAGTCTGCTCTGGTTATTTCGCGTGCCGTTGGTACTCTTGTTGCTCCGGATGCTCCTACCTTCGTTGAGGGAACTGGTGTTGTTACCATCCCGTCGAAGACTGGTGTGTCTTACTTCATGGATGGTCTGCCTGTCTCCGCTGGAGCTCAGACTGCTATCGCTGCGGGTGAGTCGGTTGAGGTTACCGCCGAGGCAAATGAGGACTACTACTTCGCGGCTAACACCACGGCGTCTTGGACCTTCTCTCGCCCTTAGTAATTAGGACAATCTATGACAAGGTTCTTCGGAGTTGTAGGATACGGTGCAGCTGAAGAAGTTTCGCCGGGTGTATGGAACGATGTAATTATTGAGCGAGCATATTATGGTGATGTA